ATCAGGGCAAGCAGGGTTGCAGTCATCACCGGAAAGGTGAAACCGTTTCCCATCGTAGAGAGCATGTTCAACTTGACAACTTCGACTTCGCCGTTGGACCACTTAATAGTGGTTTGGGGGGATCTCGTAGTCATAAAGAAGTCATACCACTCACGAGGCCACAACGCGCGCATTAGTTCTAACAACTGCCTGTCAGAAGCCTTCTTCAAATCCATAGTAAACACGGACCCATCAATGGATCCACGTCTCGCTAGAGATTTGTTTTTAGGCTGCTGATTGGTAATGTCTAGACCTATACATCGCAAAGCACTCGTGATAACCTGACCTCCAACAAACTGGAGAGCCATGTTACCAGAAGCTTCTATAGCGATGACGCGCACTTCATCTTCATTCTTGGGGACTGTCGTTGTACGGCTCCCGTCTACAGGCGTTATACCATCATTCTTATTCTGCGAATCAAACGCAGCAAGATAGGGATGGGACAAACGCAATGCTTTAACTAGACGGGCACATCGGGGTGTGGATGTCATCGGCTGGCAGATTTTCTCTGCCGTGTGGGTTCCTTTAACTTCGTTAGAGGCGCCCGGGCCGAACTTCCAGTGTTCCATAATAACGTGCAGATCAAACGAAGTTTGAGGAGCACAGTTAAAATCCGAATGCAAATCATGGAATCTCCAGAGGAGATTCTCTATGAATGCTCGGGCCTCGTTGATAATTAATTTATCAAGCGAGACGGAACTGTCTGCAACTTCTGCATTGAGGTCAAGAAAAGACTTCAATGCAAGGTCATGCAAGACCTTTTCACCCCCCAGTTGCGCTCTTTTGCGCAATCTGGTCCTCTGACGCGTCACAGCTAGAGTCCTTTCGGACGAAGTAGCTGGGACGGCAGAGAGATCGTACAACATTTGGTCGAACAGCTTCATCAGCAAATTCTTCGCCATGGAATATCTCCCAATGGTTTCCATCAATGACGAGGTTCCTTACCGTATCCAGGCTGCATAAAAAGCAGCTGATAAGGAGGAACGCAAGTCGGCGAGACACACTACATGACGCCAGTGATCAGGGTATCAACGATACCACTGGACTGGGCGCTCAATGAACCAATATGTAGAGACACTGCGGCACGAATTTCTTCGGGCTCGTAGGAATCTACACCGGCCGGAATTTCGAAGATCGTAGTGATCTTGATATTCACGTCCACTTGGTTGGCCGACGGCTTCGCACCCTTGCGGGTAAC